CGCTAGGCCAATTACTGGCCCAACCGGTCCTAGTAGGGCCGGCCCCACCTCAGCTTTGTGTCGACGCGCTGAGGGCGTCCAGAACGCTCTAAGTGCTCGCTATCATTCGCAGAGGCGGCTAAGCCCCTACTAGTCCAGGGATTTGACCTCATTACGAGATCAATCCCCGACGGGTCGGGAAGGTTCCAGGGCGTTTCCGCCCTTAGAGAACCTCGCTCCAACTTAAGCAAACACTTAAGTAGGGCACCAGTATCTCCGAGTGGATCTTTCGGAGCTTTGGCTTGCACAACAAACCCCCTGACTAAGGGAGTTTGCAAACCTGGGTGGTATCTCTCGGGAATAAACCCAAGAGAACAAACCCTGCCCAGTATCGAGGAGCTCGGCGTAACGTTCGGGAAGTGCGAAAGCACTCTACCGATCCGCTCATCGAGCCACTGACAGGTTCTCCAATAACCACTCATATAGAGTTGGTTCCGGAGGCTTATCAGTGATATTACCTCGACAGAGTCCTGCCGTCGTGTCGGAAACGCTTGCCGAACACGCGTGATACTCACGTCGTGTCCATTAAAGTACTCCCGACCACAAGATTCCCTGAACTTCCCAGTCCAGAAACTCTTGTCCAGACCAACTATTGCACCGAAATGCTCTAGCGTCTGTACGACGGTATGCACGTGATCCACGGGGACAATCAAGTCGTCCCCGTAGACGCGCACCGATCCGACGAAACGTTTTACGTCTCGTCGGCAAAGTGACGTGTTAAGCGATCTCTGAATCCCCAAGAAGATCAATGTCGTAAAGACCATTGCTTCAACAGGGAAACAAAGTGCTGAACCCATAGACGCAAACTTACTCAGGCGAATTACTTCACCTGACGGTAAGACAGCCTTTCTGGATCTTGTAGCATCGACAGCCCTGTGTAAATGGGGCCACCGAGCCAACATCGTCCGTACGAGCTGATTGGAGACACGATCGGAAGCATCGCTCAGATCGAGCGTTGCGGTTCGCTGATCAAGCGAACCTTGACGTGCCATGTCCTGATTAGGGACCTGGTCGTCAAAACCGATTAGCTTAGACAGGAGTCTATCCCTGTAAAAGCACCCGAGGAAACTGCGCAGGATCGCCTGTTGCATATACTGCATGCAGGCGGGTTCCATTGCAATCACTCGGGGAGTCTTCAACGTCTTAGGAACCAAGGTTACCTTTACAGGAATCTCGGAACCGGGTTCGAGGATGTCGACCTCTTCCAAGTGGCGATAATATCGCCAGTTCGGAAGAAGGTTTTCCCCTGAAGGAAATATATCCTCCAGGCGGCTAGTCCAGACAGTTTGACGGTACTTCCCATTACTGGAAAGTCCATCAGCTGTTGATCCTGGACCATGCTTAGGGATAGCCTGCCCATAATAGATCTCTCGATCCACTTGGGTGAAAAGCTTCCCAAACAGCAAGTTTGATATTTGAGCGAACTCCCGAAGATCACTCTCCGAGAGGACGCTATCAAACTGCCGGACATCCTGCTCACACTTGACGTAGTTACGCACCGCTTTACTCTTGCGCTCTTCCGAGCACTCGAGCTCCATTTTGCCAAACATCAAAGTTAAATGACGAATGGCAATCACGGATTCGATGCATGGCTCGTCAAGTAACAAGCCACTATTCCGGTCGAACACACGGGAGAAGAAACCTCCGAGAAATCGGGGGAGACCGCCCATTCGCGAGAATCCTGCGAATGAGTCGTGATCGACGAAGCCCTGATCTAGACTTTTGTGAAAGTCAGATCCGAACTTCGCCAGGGAAATCGTGAAAAACGAAATCCCCTCGTGTTCGTACCGCGCCTTGGCCTTTTTGAGGTCAAGGCTGGTGCTAGTGCAACACCAGGTGCCCAGTTCATCGAGCACCTCTTGCCAGAGCATGATCAGGCTTTTCAACTGCTCCTCCTAACAGAGGTAGTAGTTCCTCAGCCATGGCCATGCCTGGTCAGTCTCGCCAAGGCCCTCCAACACGGGCCTCAGGAAGAGGATTTCTCCATCTTCCTGAGGCCGTGTCGAGAGATCTAGTGGTCTTTGAACCACTTGAAACTCAGCAAGGCACAGGCAATCAACGCAGCGATCGATCCAGTAAGGACAATCGTTACGGAGACCACCTGGAGAAGGCTCAAAAGAGCCTTCGATGAGAACATCCCTGGGAAAGGACGTGTGAAAGCATCCTGAAAAGGTGCTCCCACATCATCCACCAGCGAATCAGTTCTCACCGCCAAGAAGCTGAGTGACCTTGGAACCCGAAGATGCAGTGAGGTAGGCCGTAAGGCCATCCACGATCTGCTTCGCTTCCGTCACTGTATACCCGGTAGTCGGAACATCCACCACGAGATAAGCACTCATGGAGTAACGGATGTTCTGAGCCGAGATCAGTGGATCGGCAGCAACCTTCGCGTGATCGAGGCGAATAGTCCGTCGGTTTCGCTTGCCATAGGCATGCGAGACGGACAGCTTCACCAGGCCGTCGTCCTTTGAGAACGCGCCCTGGTTGACGCCGCTAGACACCCTCGGAAGGGTGTTAGCGATCGCGTTGATCGTGACTGACTGAGGATCGGCAAATGCCATGACAACCCTGGACTTCTCGTGTGAGTCGAAACTCACCGTGGACTCCTCATCGGGATTGATGAAGAGGTTCTCCACTAGGCATCCCTAGTGGCGACCGCGCCAAGTCAAACCCAGCGCGGCTACGATGGCGGTTTGCGTCTTAGTTAAAGACGCAAAGTCGACACCGAACCCGTATGGTGTAGCAGGAAGCCGTTTCTTTCTATCGTTCACTGTGTGACGATAGACCGGCATGGGTTTGCCACCAATGGTGACATTTTGTGCGAGGTGCAACTCCTTGCGGAGATGCCTCATCACATACCCATACTGCAACACCAACCCGTCATGGCCCAGCAAGGCGATATTGTTTACAATATCGCCCGCGTTGCTGAACCAATCGATGGCCCAACTCCAAGGAGCAAGGTTCCACACCACATCTGGTGTGAGCCGAGTCCCTAGCAACTGATTAGCTAGAGACTCCCAGCGTTCCATCTTCTCCATCGTCGTGTCACCGATGGGGATGTGATATCGGAACGCTCCCGAAAACCATGTCTTGTCAGTCATGGTTTCCGAGATGGTTGCTACAGCACTCTGATTCGCGGCTGTGGGGAAGAGAATACCCCCAGTCACCGATGTCCGAGTACTGCTGACCTCGGGGAAGACGAGTCTCCTCCTGATCTTCTGGTCAGAACCGTGACGGTACTGACGTATGATCGCATTGTGCCTCTTTACAGAGCGCGCAAACGATCGGAGATCATTCATCATGGGAGCCCATCCGAACTGAACGTTGAGATACTCGTCACCCGAATTTTGCAGGTAACGAGCTCTCTCCTTCAGGACAGATGTTCCCACGATATGAGGAAACTCCTCCCGCAACTCGCCAATGGCGGTTGCTGCAGAGAATGAAGGGTTGGTCGGCGCAGTACGACTGATCGCCGTTGAGCCCGATGCGTTCATGCTTGCATCGGTCGGCTCCGAAGGAGCCGTGGTCTCGACGAAGGTCGTCGACTGCCCTGCGGTGATGAGACCCTGGTACAAAGACCCATTAAGGGACTGAGTACCAAAGGTACTGATGTCCTGTTCTAGATAGAACGGGCCACCAATATCACCTCTCCTACCTCCGTAAGGACCGCGACCATGAGATTCTGAAAACATCTCGGTACGGTTCAGACGAAGGAAGGACCCTGGCACGAAAGTACCGAATCCACTCGAACGGCTGCGATAATCAAATCGCAACGCCGTCCAAGTGTTGATTCTCGTACTCATAAT